TTACCTTTGCTTGGTGTTGCTCGTTTGCTCATTTGTTTTGTTCCTTTTCGCGTTCTGCGCGGCGTTCCGCGAATGTCTTGCCGTCAAGGCCGCGCAGCGGCCATGCGCTGTCGGATGATACGCGATGTTTGCGCCCCATAGGGGCGGCTTGTTGTGGCTTTATCATGGTTTCATATCTCCAATGTTGTTGCTGGCTTGGCGCGCTTGTCGTTCATCCTATCCAGCCAGTAGACTTGCTCAGGGCCGAATGTCCGGGCTGCGTGATATTTGAACAACGCAAGGGCCAAGTCGTCATATCCTTTGCGCGTGTGCGTGACGATTAGCGGCGATGGTGTCATTGCCTCTAGGTCGGCCCGCCGTGCGCGTATATTCTTGCGCTTAATCACGGCCTCTAGGTCGTTCAGCGTCAGGCGCAGGTTATGCTCCCGGTTCACGTGTTGCAGCACGGCGGATTTATCACTGATATAGCCGCATAGGTGCTTTATCTGCTTTTTGACTGCATAATCCATTAGCGGCGGTCTTTCTTTACGTATTTGCCAGTGTTTGGATCGCGCAGCACGGCGTTGCGTTTCCAGTAAAGCAATTCGCTTGTGTCGCGTGTCCACATATCCCGCCATTTGTTGCGTTCGGAATATTGGCCCCATAGCAGTTGCAGGGTGAACAGTTGCGCGGCTAACATAAAGCCTATGGTGATTTCATATTGTGTCATTGGTTAATCCTCCAGTAGTAAAGTTAATAGGAATAGGGCGGCTCCAGCGATCACCGCGATCATTTGGTCCCGCGTAGGGCGTCAAGCTCGTCCATTGCTTCGATCGCTTGTTGTTTCCAGATATCGCACCGGGCGTCTATTTCGTCCCGTTCGTTTGTTATGTTCTCTAAATGCTCTTGAACGTCCAGCAAGGCGCTTAGGCGCTCGGCTAGGACAATTGACGTTTCGTTGTAGCTATCGATCGCAAGACGGATCAATTCGCTATCCGATAGCATCCGTAGGTAGTTGCGGTCATTGGTCATGGTTATGCTTCCCTCACTGTTTTAATGATTGACCATATCGCCAGCGCACCCGCGCCGGCAAATAGGGTTGTGGCGGCGATGTGGGCGATCATGCCTCACATGCCAGCAGGCGGTCAGCGCCCACGATTGGCGCCATAGAGAACGAACCCCACGGCTTGACTTGTTCAACGTCATCCCAGACTTTAATTTTAAGGCGATCGCCGGCGGCGGTCACGATTGTTTTGTCGGTGCGCCTTGCAACTGTGACGCGCACGATCGTGTCATAATCCGCAACGCTGCGGGTGTAATAGGTTTTACCGGTCTCGAACTTAGTCATCTCACTCACTCCTATATTTGGCACTAGCGCCATCCTCGGCGCGGATTGCTCCGCGCTCCGGTGGTGTTAGTTTTTCAAGAATGTGTCTGTCAGCGTCGTAGCTGCATATTCTTCGGGGTGCGTCCGCATAGGCATGAGGACTGCAAGGCAATCGCTACGCGGTGCGCGGGTGTCGTTACGGTTCTCCATAGGGCGCGGGAACGTCACAAGCGCGGGTTGGTCCCCGTTCTGGTGCAAGCGGAATAGGCTAGCCGCGTCCTTCTTACCGTCGCGCAACGCTTGTGCGATTTTACCTAGTGCTGCGATATATTGAGGTTGGTAGTGGCCAGCCACAAGCGCGTCTGGCGCCGTTGGAATAATGCGCGTCCATTCGGGGAATGCACCGTCAACTGGTGCAAAGTGAATGCGCGCATTACCGTATAATATCCACCACAAGCCTTGTGCGTCACGTTCCACGACGTAGTAAAGGCCTTTCGACCGTCCAGCGGCCTTGCCAGCTTGCACAACGGCCTCAGACGGCACGATGACACCTGCAAGGTTAATTGCGTGCGTGTCATACGCTGGCCGAACGTCCTGCAGCTTGAATGCGTCGTTGCACCGGCCAGCGAATGCCATATGGCCATTAGTTGCGACGACGAACCCGCGAGCGTCCAGAAAAACACCTTTGAGGTAGTGACGCGTTTCTTCTTTTGATACGCACTGCATTGCAGCGTCAACAAAACCAGCGTCGATAGAGATAGAGATAGAAGTCATTTTACTGTCCTTTATTTTACTGTGGTGGTGATTGTAATATTAGAGTTTGCGCGCTTGCATTGCAGCGTTGACTTGTGCCCACGCGGCTAAGTCACGAGGTGAAGCGTCAGCGTCGCTATCGCGACCGTATAAATACCAATAGCCTTTCAGCGCGTCGTTTGAGATCCGCTCGAACTTGTCAGCGTAAAATTGCGACCATTTGTTGAAGGTGTCGGTGTCCATTTTAATATACTCCTATTATGAAAGGTGAATAATGCCAGTGTCGGCCATAAGCGTCGCGTAGTGAATAGGGCGCTCGTAACGTCCAGATTCGTCGCGATAGATAGACATCCAGCGTCCAGCGTATGCTAAGCCGACCGTAGCGCCATAAGGCACGTTCGCAGTCACTGGCCAGTGATGGGTAAGGCCTTCAGCGTCCAGCGCGTCGTTTAAAGTGTCAAAGTAGTTTTGCATCTGAATTGTCCTTTACTGTCTAACTACCCTCTTACTTCCATAGTTAGAGGGTATGGTCAAGCACTAAAATGTGTTGCACTAAAAAAAGATTTTAGGGTGATAATTTCTGGGTCATTTGGCGAAAAACATGACCCAGAAACCGCCCAGAAAATGACCCAGAAAAATTAGGGCGAAAATCATGGGCCATGAAAATAGGCGGAATGGTCAATTGTTAGGTTATGTTTTTGGCGTAAATTGCCCAGCGAAAAGTGACGGATTTCTGCGTGTCATCGAGGAAACTAGGCGTTCTAGGTAATGGATTATATAGTCATTAACAAAAAAGTATATAAATAACCTATATGGTTAGAATATACGTATTATAGGAACGACTCCCAAATCGATGACCTAGAACGCCTAGTTGCTGTGTTAATACACTAACACACCCTCTTAAATTGGCCACGCAAACTGGCCATGCAAACTCAACTCATCGCCGACTTGCAATCGCATGACCCAGAACGCCCAGTGCAATATGTTGCACCGCAGCATAGCCAGCCAGCCGATATGTTTTTTCGCTACGTTGACGTTGACGTAAAGGGAAAGGCCAACCGAAAATCCAGCACATAGAACAAAGCCAGAACGCGTCGAGCAGGGGGGTGGGGGGTAGAGGGCCGAGCGCCGCGTGACTGTCACGGGCACGGGTCGCAAACAATTTTTATTTTTTTAAAATCTCACTGCACCAAAGCCTGTTGCGTATCTGCGCGCAGTAGATTATTGTACGCCCAATGACTTTCTACTCACTGCCATTCACACCAGAGCGGACGCAGGCCACCGAGGCGCGGCTGGAGGCAATCTATGAAGCAGCCAAGTACGGCCTGAAGGGTGACAGTCTGGCGATGGCGGCTGGATTGACCCCGCGTCAGTTCCGCGTGCTGGCCGACGCAGACCCGCTGGTGGAGATGGCTGAGATCAAAGGTCGCAGTGACGGCGAGTACACAGCGGCTAAGACCATGTACGAAGCGGCGCGCGATGGCGACAGCAAGGCTGCGCTAGAGATACTCAAGCATCAGCACGGCTGGGTAGCCAAGCAGCAGATTGACGTAAACATCGACCAACAGATAAGCATTACAGGCGCACTGGAAAAAGCACAGTCGCGCGTCATCGAGGGGCTGTACACGGACGTGACGCCCCGACTAGAGGATAACACACATGCAGCAGCCGATATATTCAGCGCAAGACGAGATGGAGTTGATGGCGCGGCTGTGGTCGCCCAGCCTGAAGGATGACCCCCTAGCATTTGTGCTGTACACATTCCCGTGGGGCCAAGCAGGCACACCGCTGGAACATTTCCCCGGACCGCGTAAATGGCAGCGCCAGATACTTGGAGACTTGCGCGACCACATCAAGGCGAACAACGGCAAGGTTGACTTCGACACGGCACGGCTGGCGATTGCGTCAGGACGCGGTATTGGTAAGTCGGCGCTGGTGTCATGGCTCACGATATGGATGCTATCATCAAGGATCGGCAGCACTACCATCGTGTCGGCAAACTCCGAAGCGCAGCTAAGAAGCGTCACATGGGCAGAAATTACCAAGTGGCTGGCGATGTCGTTGAACAGTCACTGGTTCGAGATAGCCGCCACACGCATCATGCCAGCCAAGTGGCTGACGGAACTGGTCGAGCGCGACCTGAAGAAAGGCACGCGCTATTGGTCAGTCGAGGGCCGGCTGTGGTCAGAAGAGAACCCTGACGCATACGCAGGGGTTCACAACTTCGACGGTGTGATGCTGATCTTCGACGAAGCCAGCGGTATCCCAGACTCGATTTGGTCGGTCAGCGACGGTTTCTTCACGGAGAATACGCCGCACCGCTTTCATCTGGCGTTCTCCAACCCGCGGCGTAACACAGGTTATTTCTACGAGACGTTCCACAGCAAGCGGGCGTTCTGGCAGACACGCACCATTGACGCCCGTGATGTCGAGGGTACAGACAAAAACCTGTACCAGCGCATCATCGACGAATACGGGCCAGACAGCTATCAAGCCAGTGTCGAAGTCTACGGTAACTTCCCGTCTGAAGGTGACGATCAGTTTATCGGCAGCAATCTGGTCGATGACGCCATGAAGCGGCCACCCATCAAGGACGACAGTGCGCCCATCGTGATAGGGGTAGACCCTGCACGCTTCGGGGCGGACGCCACCGTCATCGCCATACGGCAGGGGCGTGACATCTTGGAATTGCGGAGACACCGCGGCGCAGACACAATGGAAGTGGCCGGCTACGTCATCGACGCCATAGAACAGTTCAAACCGGCGTTGGTCTGCATCGACGAAGGCGGGCTAGGCGCCGGCGTCGTGGACCGGCTGAAGGAACAACGGTACAAGATACGCGGCGTGAACTTCGGCAACAAGGCCAAGAACCAGATCATGTGGGGTAACAAGCGCGCAGAGATGTGGGGCGCAATGCGAGATTGGCTCAAGACGGCGCACATACCGTCGGATCGGTTCCTGAAAACCGACCTCATCAGCCCGCGCACCAAGCCTGACAGCAAGGGTACACTGTTCCTCGAAAGCAAGAAGGACATGAAGTCACGCGGGCTGGCGTCACCTGACGCAGCGGACGCCATCGCGGTGACATTTGCCTTTCCTGTGGCGTCTAAAGACCCACGACAAGGACGCGTTGACAGACGCTCCTCAAGCGGGTATTCTCCCGCTGGATATTCTACATCTTGGATGGGCAGCTAGTGGCAGACAAGAAAAAATCAGTGTCAT